TTTACAAGAAAAAAGGATGGGAAGTCTTTCAATATGAACAATATTAAAATAAATTTAAACAATACAAATAAACAGCAACAATCACAACAAACACCTAGCAATAACACTCAAAATACTTCAAACACCCCCGTAAAACCAGATCAAATACGAGGTGGTTGTGGTTGCAGAAAAAATAAAAGATAATAGTTGACTATTTTTGATTACAGTAAATAATATTTTTATAGGAGATTTTATGCAAACTGGGTTAATGAAATTTAAATATGGTGAAGAAATCGTAACAGATTTTCAAGAGAAAGATGGTTTTTACTTTATTAGTGATCCAGCTGGATTGGTACCCTCAGAAGAGGGTGGTTGGCGTTTAGCAGTTTGGATGCCATATACAAATGCCCGACAAGGATTGCTCTTACCAAAGAGTGAAGTTTGGTTTATCACTACACTCCACCCAGAGATGGACGAATACTATAAAAAATGGAAAAAGATGGTTAAAAATACTATAGAAAATAAAACAAAAGAAACACCGGTTAATTAATCAAATTTGTTTCCTAAATATTTTAAATGTTTAGGGGAAAATATCAAAAATTAACTTCAAGCGGTGTCGCTGAGTATTATTCTACTGGCGACACCGTTCTTTTTGAAGGTAATTTATATGAAAATTTAATTCCAACTTCTCTCTCGCCATTTGCGGAACCAAATAGTTGGAAGTATAAAGGTCTTTACAATTTATATTCTGGCTCAAACCCACCAATAAAACCTAAATTGGGACAGTTATGGCAAAAAGATGGAAAAATTTATACTTACTTTTTTGATGGATCAAATAACGCTTGGGTTCAATTTTAATTATAAAATTATTTGTAAAATTAAAGATTTTTTATTTGATATTTTTAAATAAATTGTAGACGGGGAATCTGTATTTCTCAGATAAATAAACGAACATCCATCGAAACCAGGTACACCTGTAAAATAATAAGAATCATTTAAACGAATAGAACAGGCAGCATCTGTAAATGGTTCTATCGTTGAATTGAATAATGAAGCATCCGACAAATCAATTTTAATTATGGTTCCATATGGATTTGCTCCATTTGTAGTAAAATTTAATGTGTCGGTTGCGACACCATCAACAAACAACGAAAGAACCTCTCTATAAATGGTATTTCCGTTTGCATCTGTGGTATTTTGAATAAACGATACACCCCACTTAACATAAGAATAAAAATTATAAGATAATGACAAACCGTTATATGCTAACGGATTTAATACATTTTCTAAATTGCTTGTTTTAAGTAGTCCAAACCAATCATAAAAATAAGTATCATCGTTTAAATTGCGGCAATATTTTTGTCTTAAATTTTGATTTTGATAAACATCTAAAACAACTCCTTCAGAATCAAACTTTTTAATAATACCATTTAAGTTAGTTGAAGCGGATAGTGTGTTTAAATCAGGAACACCGCGCATGTAAATGTTTACATTTGTTGGAATAAAATATCGTTTTTCATTTGATATACTTTGTGAAGAATTAATGTAGATTATTTCACTTCCATCATTTAATTTTATCGCAGTATCGATAAGATATCTAGTATTATTTGTTAAACCAGGTGTGGTTTCCAAATATTCTTCATAACCATAATTATTACCATAGATACCCAAAGAGTCAATATTATTGGGATCTTCTCTGTTTATTTTAGAAATAAAATATTGAGCAGTAGTTCCCTTTACAGCAGAATAATTTATTGAGTTGACAAAGTTTTTACTTTCATAATAACCATCTACCAATGACGGAGAATAAGTAACTCCACCCAAGTTTAGATAATGGTTACCAACACCAGTTGCGCCATAAAATGTATATGTTCCTGCAAAACTATACTGAGTTCCAGTTTCTTCTATGTAATAAGTTCCACCAGATACACTAAAAGTATTTCCGGCAGTTAAAACACCAAAAAATTTTTTAAGAAACTTTAAATCTGCACCGTTCGTGGTTGTTGAATAATCAAAATAAAAACTAGATCCATTTTTGTAAACAAATGGAGAAGAACTAACTAAGCCTCTTGTTAAACAAGGATCTGCGGTACTACCAATATATTCTGAAATATTAGTTACGGTAGATTTTACTAAACTTAAAAATTTATTTGTAGAACTCATATTAAGATGCAAAGTAGCTCATTGTCTGAGAACCACTTCTAGCCATTGCGTAAACTATATTAACATTTCCAACATTGAAGAATATACTTTCTCCTGGTTCTAGTTGATAACCGTAGCTACTTCCTACGTTAGAACTTCCAAGATAAATTAAATCTGTATTAGTTCCAAGAGATTTAAAGTTTATTCCTCCAGCACAGGTAAAACCACCAGTTCCACCAATTTGTGTTGGGGCGGTTGTGGTAGTTACGAGTCCAGCAAATGAACTTGTTGGACGGACTAGACCAAATACCGACAAGGCATTATAAATTGCTTGTAGTGTTACACCCAAAGCATCAATATCAGATGAAATATTCGTCATACCATTTAGAATATTTGTATCATAAATGTAGACAGTGTTTCCAACTGTAGTTGAAACAGATGTACCACCAGACATACCTTGAATTCTTAAACCATTTCCAGCTGCATCGTTGGTTACACCAACAGTTGGATTGATGCTTACCGTAAAGGTTGAACCAGCGATGTATGTGTAAATTGGATTGCTTGAAACACCAAGGGCAGCTCCGCTAGAATTTACAAGATTGGCATATATCCAAGTATTTCCACTGGGGCCAAATATCGAGACAGAATCTCTGGTTCTGCTTAAAGGAACCCCTCCGGTTACTTCTACATAGCAGCTAGGTGCGGTTTGCACATATACTGGAGATGAAGTTAAACCGGAAACGGTTACAGCACCAGAAACAGTAACAGCCTGACCACCAACCGTGCCCTGGATAGAAATAGGACCACAGAAACCAGCAATGGTGGCAGTTAGACCTGTAGATACGGATACTGGGAAAGGATTTGTTGATGTTACGGGTACAAATGCTCCAGTAGCACCATAACCCAATTTATAATATTGAATGTATGTGGTATATCCACCGCTTGTAATTACAGGATCAGCACCAACTGCAAATGTGGCTCCACTGTTAATTACTACATAATCGCTACCGTAATCTGGGGTCATAGATGGATTTCCTTAAAAGTCGTTGATCAACAATATTTAGACTCTTTTATTTATTGAATTACTCAAATATAATGGTATAATAAAAACATGTATATAGACGAATCCGCTAAAGAAAAATTTTCAAATAAAGTAATAGAGCGGGTAAAAGCTACAAAATTATCCTTTATGGATTCTGTTTTAGAAATCACAGAAGAGATGGGATTAGATCCTAGTGCATCTGGAAAACTTTTAACAAAGCCAATTATTGAAAAAATTCAACAAGAAGCAAAAGACTTGCATTTGTTAAAAAAATCTAAAACTAAGCGTTTACCTCTTGACTGACACAAATCATACTATATAATGGTATACATCATTTAGGCCAAGGTAGATCCTTGGGGAAAGACATAATATGCCAAATTTTTCAGACTTTAAGAAGAAGAGTAAGAACTCAATCGCATCTTTAACTGAGCGCCTTGATAAGCTGACCTCAAAGGAAAGTTACAAGGACGATAGGCTTTGGAAGCCCGGTATCGATAAGGCTGGAAACGGATACGCCGTGATTCGTTTCCTTCCGGAAATTGATGGTGAGGAGACTCCATTTGTCTCTGTTTACAGCCACACATTTAAGGGTAAGGGCGGATGGTTCTACGAGAACTGCCCAACGACTATTGGAGAGAAGTGCCCGGTATGTGCAGCAAACACCGAAATGTGGAATAGCGGTATCGAAGACGATAAAAACATTGCTCGTCAGCGTAAGCGTAAGCTAACCTACATTTCAAACATCTTGGTACTTGAAGATCCTGCTAATCCAGAAAATAAAGGTAAGGTTTTCCTTTATCAGTATGGTACTAAGATTTTTCAAAAGATTCAAGGTCTTGCTCATCCAGAGTTTCAGGATGAAGTTGCAGTAGATCCATTTAATTTTTGGACTGGTGCTGACTTCAAGATCAAGATCCGTAATGTTGGTGGTTATGTTAACTACGACCGTAGCGAGTTTGCAACTCCAGCACCTCTTTTTGGCGGAGATGACAAAAAGCTTGAGGAGATTTGGAAGAAGCAGTATCCTCTAAAGCCTTTTGTTGATAAAAGTCAGTTCAAGAGTTTTGATGAGCTAAACGCTCGGTTTAAGAAGTCTGTTGGTGATGATATCCGTGCTCAGTATGTTGAAAGCAAGAGCATTGAGGATGATGTAGAGGATTCTGTAGTGAGTGAAGATGTAGAGGAGAAGGATCCTCTAAAGTACTTCTCCGAAATGGAGAATGATTGAAAAAAGCCCCGCAAGGGGCTTTTTTTATGCCCAAGAAGGAATATCAGAAAATCTTTGCATTCTATCGTCAAAAATAAGATTGGTTGGATCTACTGAAGGTTTTTCTTCAAATTTATTTTCTGCTTTTGGATAAGGCATCCAATTTTGTACATTTTGATTTCCAACTGATTCTATATTTTGTTCTAAATCATCTATTTTTTTAGTTAATTTATTGTAACTAGCTTCAGCGTCAAATTTAACATTAAGTCCAACTGAAATGCTTGCTGTTTCAGCCATTGGTGCTTTAATCGAAGACAGTTGAGTAGGATCTAAAACTACTGATTTTGGTAATTCGTTTTGCTGTTGTGCTAATTCTGTTAACGGTATGCTTTGTGGAAGATCTATTGAAGGAATTATATTTTCAATTTCGCTAGAAGCTAACTGTGAAGGTGATGAAGTCAAAGCAGCCGAAAACAATTGTTGTTCAGCTTGCACATCTATTGCGATTTCATTTTCATTCATAGTCCTACAATTCCCTTCATGTTATATTGATTTGCAAGCTCTTCGTTTCTTTTTTGTTCTTGGTAATTAATTAAAATTTTAACGTATATTTCTCTTTCCCACCAAATCATATTTTCTAAATCACTTAAATTCCAATTAAAGTTGTTTATTAAGGTAAAGTTTGTTGTGAAATAATCACCTAAATCAAAAAACTTTACCGAAAGGTAAAAAAACTTAAAAAACCAGATACCTCCTTACTACCAGTTTGTGTTTGTAAAATAACATACAATTCTGGTTGGTTTTTTAAAAAGTTTTCTAGTTTAGGAAGAACATTCATCGGAAGATTGTCTAATAAATTTTTTATTTCATCTGATAAAAATTTATTTACGTAAAATATTTCACCATCAGATACAACCTTTTTAATACATGCTTTCATTAAATCAATATGTTCAAGTGATTCTAATTTTATTAAATCTTTAATTGTTGGCGTTTCTACCACTATATTCATTTTATCAGAAAGAATAATGTTTTCGTTTTTAATGTTATTTTTGTATAGAATATCTGGTATAAAAACAGATATCTTTTCATTGTTTACTATTAAATTTAAACGTTCATCTACGCTTTTTGCTCTTATTTGTAAAAATAAAAATTCTGCATCTGCCAAACATAAATCTAAAATATTTGCACCAGAAGAATTGGTAGTTAATAATTCTACCATTGCATTTAATGCCAATTTTTTATTTTCTTCCTGTAAGATTATAGAAATATTTTTTGCATCTTTTACTTTAAATGGTTGAAACTTGACAAGTTTTTTAGAAAAAGGCAAAACTGTTTCGTATGTGGGAACTGTTTTTTGTATAGATTCAAGAAAATTCATAATTAAAATCCTTTAACAAATGTAAAATCACGGAAAAGCATTAATACTGAATATACGCTGTATTCGTTTTGTTTCAACATAGATAATTCAATCGGAAGAGTTTCTACAGGATATATTTCAAAAAACGTAAATGTATATGTAGGGTCTCCGTTTAAATCCAAAAGACTTACTTTCATTTGAGTATTTGCAACCAATTCATCATAAAAGCCAACTTGAAAAGCCTGTGATAGATTTCCTCTTTGACGACCACCAGAATATAAAGAATTAAACCAACGATCAAAGAAAGAAGTAATAAAATGATCGGTTGTTATTGGAAAGGACATCATAAGTCCTTGGGGAAATTTTTGAGACCTTGGAACTGTTCTACCTGCACCATAACCAGCCAAACCATCAGCAACACCATCAATTGCTCTTGCACCAATTGTAACACTTATTGGATTGATTTCCGTATTATCCGGTGGCTGCAATGATTGTGGTAAATTGATAAAGGATACAGTAAATCTATTTGATCTCTGAAGACCATTGTGCCGATCAAAAAAGTCTTTGATGTAAGTTATTGAGTTATTTGTTGCCATTTGCGAAAAGATCTTTTTCCGTTAAAATTTTAAAAGTAATATTGTGTTTATCACAATATTTTTTGGCTGCGCTCCATTTA